ACCTGAACCTTAGACATTTCTTCTCTACTAGGTCTAGGTTTTGTATTGCCCTGATATTTCCAGTTAGCCAATGCTCTACCTATCGCACTTGTTTCGCAGTTCTCCATCCACGCATCAGCATTAGCAAATCCACCTTGTCCTTTAGTTTCTTGTGCTATACCAGTGCTTACTGGTCTTGCATCCTCCATGTCTTTAAATATTTCAGACCTTATTGTTACGCATGTTCCATCCTCTGTAATATGTATAACTTGTGTGTCTAATCTACCATTTGGAAAATCTTTCCAAAACTTTTTTAGTCTATCCTCTACTGTTTCGTAACTGTTTAAATCAAAGCCCATAAGCTCCTCCTTCTTAATTGTTATTTTATTTTAGATGTCTCTACTTTTAAAGTAAATTGTTTTAGTTTATACCTCCTGCACATAGGGTTAGTGCATTGCAAAAACCCCATGTAACAGTATAAAGCATTACCACAACTCACACATATGTGCGACATACTACTCCTCTAGGTTTATTAAATACTCAGCAGTCACACCTTTGTCAGGCTTAACAAACAAACAATGCTGTGATGGTCTACCCATACTGGCTAATTGTTCTAATGCATATCCATTGTGTGATTCTGTACTACCATTAATCCATACACGTATATCGTTGATATACAAATTAGTAGGTGTATGATAGTGACCACAGACTGCGTGAGTGAAATCTTCCATTAATCCGTTAGAAGCTAAGGCTTTCCATCCTAGAATTTTTTTGTTATATCCATAGAATGGTAGTCCCATACTACCTCTAATGTTATCTCCATGAAAGCAAAGGAACTTAGATTTACTACCGAGGTCAGCAACTAAGTACCAGTTGTTATCTGGTACTATAAACTTAATACGTTTCTCATTAGTAAACATAGTTTCCAATATCTTACCTAACATTCTATCAGCATTACTCTCAGGATTGTAGTCTTTTCTTGCCCTACCTCCTAGAGAGCCATGGTTTCCTATAACCCAGTAAACATCTACCTCTTCAAACTCAGCTAATAGTTTACTAAAGAAACCGTATAGTATTCTAGGACCATCAACAGTGACCTGCCTATACAGGGAACTATCAATAAGATGTGCTTGTCCAGGAAATATAAGTTCTCCCTCTACAATATCACCGAGTGCTAACACTGCACACTTTCTTACCTTATGGTTTGCACCCTGAATGCGTGCAATTTTAATTATCTTATCAGCATAACGTAGTACTCTTTCCTCTGCTATCTCAGTACTATAGGTAGGAGTTGTCTTAGCTAATTGAATGTCACTTAATAAAGGAACACAAATCTCTTCATCTTTGTATTTCTTTTTACTTTTAGGTGGAGCTTTTAAAGTAGGCAAATCAAGTGTTGATATACCATCTTTAGCTGCACTATATACTGCTTCAATCAGGTCAGCTTTCTTATCCTTAGCTCTTTCTAATTGTTTAAGTAATCTAACATTAGTATCCTTTAGCTCTTTGATAGTGTTGCTTTCTGCTTCAGCTAATAGTTTTGCTAACTCTTTATTCATTCTCGTCCAACTTATACATCCATGCACTTACTCGTGAACGGCTAACTTTAACACCTAACTCTTCATTAAGTATTCTTGTTACGCTTGATGCGTTGGGTTTCTTTCCTTCTTTTATCATCTGCTCTATACCATCAATGAAGGGTTTAGCTTCTTTAGATATATTCTCATACCAAGGAGTTACTCCCCCTTGTTTTCCCTGTAGTGCTTTTGTAAGCAAGTTTTCTATGTTACTCATACAAACAGTATATCATATGGTTATGCGTATGCATATGCATATGGAAAAAAAATAAAAAGAAACTATGCATATGCATATAATATACAAAAAAAGAGAGGCGTGGAAGGACACCTCTCTCTTTCTAGTCGGCAACAGTTAGCTTCTAGCTAATTGTTTTGCTAATCCTTTAACAAGTTCTTTAGCCTTGATAGGGATTATATTGTTCTTTATCATGTACTGTGCTATCTCATGTCGTAGTTCTAATGGTAAGTTAGCAGGACTACCATCACTTCCTACACCTACAACTTGTTGGTCACTAATCCAGATACGTGGCTCAGGTTGTTCAGCTAGCCATTTAAGTGCATCTAAATCAACTGAGTTGTACCCATGTTCATAGAGATTGTCAATAGCTTTAGTATTTAACTTGCCATCTTTAGCAATTACTTCTATCATGCCATCACAGTCATCTATCTTATAACCATAACCTGTGTAACCTGCTATGTTAGCAGCAGGAAGTAAGTCAATTACTTCTCTTACATCTTGTTCATTCCAACTCATAGAGCCACTAAAGTCAATCATTAAGCTACCACCTAGGGTAGTAGACTTAACATTGAATACTTTTCTATCAGTAGTTAAGCGATACATTTTCTTAGGCACTACACCTGTATCACTACTACGCCTAGTAATTTCTCTAATTGCTTTTTGTATCCTATGATTAGGAACAAATCGTTTTACATCAGCTACACCATGAACACCACCTTCGTCCATAGCGTAATCAATAAGGTTTCTGTCATGGTATTGTTGTGCTGACTCTTTAATATTATCAGCTAACTCTTTGCCAATATTATCAGGCAATGTTAATACAGTATCATTAATATCAGTCAAGCTTTGTTTCATAAGTAATTCTAAATACTCATCACTTGCTAGCTGAATAGAATTTTCTGTATCTAATGTACCATCTTTATCAGCAAATCCATACCTAGCTATTCGTTTCTTATCCCAATATTCTAAGTCGTTAAGAGTTAACATTCTCACTACCTTATTAACTCTCCTACGTATTTGTGATTTGTTAAGAGGTCTTCCTTTGTACCTCTTTAACTCCTCATTCCACCTGTAATCTCCTGTTAGTTGTAGGCTTCTTACGTATGACTTAGCGTTAGCACATATACCAAATAGTTGACTAACAGTATCTGTTAACTGTTTGGCATCTCTAAGTAAATACTCTTCAGGTATATTAGAGTTAGGTGGATAGTGCAATCGTAATGCACTAACACAATAACTAGCTACTTCCTGTCTCTTAACGTGCATATAGAAAGGTGCATGAGGAACAAGAAAACTCATTACCTCTTTTAGACTTGCACCTTCTAGTAACATATCAACAGCAGTAGTACTCATCTTATCGTTATGAGTTACTGAACAGTAAGGTAACGCAACACTACAATAGTCAAGGAATTTAAGCTCGTTATCAGTAAGGTTGTCTTCCTCTTCTTGTCTTAGCTTTAGTATTTCCTCTAACTTGTGATAGTTTCCACTATAACCTAGACCACTAGCCATGGCATTTAGTATTCTACTCTGGTCGCTTACCACATATCTATGAGCTACCATGTACTGTGCCGTATGCAAAGCAACTTTGTCATTGCTACGGAACTTCATGTTAGCAAACAGATTATATTTCTTCATTGCAGTAGCGATTGATACAGTAGCACTCTCCTTCTTGTTAAGATAAGGGTAACTAGCTATTACTAAATCACTCTTGTTAGGAGTAGGAGTTAAGTCATGCTTTCTTACTACCTTATGTTTCCTAACTCTGTCACCTATAAGGGACATGTTAGTAAGAGTAGTAGGTAAGTTTAATTTACTTAACTCATTACCAAACAGCTTACTCATTGTCATGGTCTTGTAAGGCTAATGCTTCTAGTATCATTGAACTTTCGTTAGGAAACACAGCACGAACACTGTCCTCTTTAGATAAGCCACTATTCATAAGGTTAGCAAACGCTGACCATCTACGAATAGAGAACGCATCATGTTCAAAGTCGTTGTATACAGCACGTATATTCTTAGGCAGTACATTAAGTGCATCAGGGTGGACTGTATCAATCTTCATTGTTACAGGGAACCTGTCACGTAAGGCATCACCTAGGTCACTAGGTACACCATTCATGGTGGCTATTGCTTGAAAGCCATCAGCTGGTCTAACTGTTTCCTTATCCTTGTTAGGAAGTGTGAACTTAGCAAACTGTGGGTCATCTAGTAAGGCATGTAAGAAAGTCATTACGTCAGCACCTGCATGGTCTATCTCGTTAATAACTAATCTTGCACCTTCACGCCAAGCTCTAATACCTAAGCCATCAATCCACTCAAAACTACCAGTATCTGTAGGAACATAGTGTCCCATCAATTCTGCTGCCGTACTATCGTGAGTCAATGTAGTAGTGTATACTTGTTGTTCTTTCTTAACACTAAGATTACTTGCTTGATATGACTTACCTGTACCAGGTATACCAAAGAGCAATAGTCTTGGTGTATGTGGTATGACCTTTTCTAGTAAAGACCATACTGTATTCTCTTGTGTCATTCTTCCTCGCTTTCTTTAGACAACAATTCCTCCACTTCCTTAATGAAGTTCTCTGTCATCTCTTCCTGTTTTATATTCTCCCATACTGACATGACATCATCAGTAATATTTTGTACCTCAGGTACATCAGGCAGTAACTCGTAAGCTTCTGCTGGTATGTCTACGATAACAGTTGCACTCTCGTTAACTGTATCATCATCTCCTATGAGTACACATTCCCACACAGTTCTGTAATGCATAGGTGCAACTACTCCTTCTATATGGTAATGAGGCATAGCCATCTTTAGAAAGATTGGGAACCTTCCGTCAATAGCTTTCATCTCATCTGTACCTTTAGTATTAAATAGCCACTCCATGAGTGACCTGTTGTAACCATTAGAAATCGCTAATGAATTAAGATAATTCAATATTGTTTTCGTAATAGCTACGTAGCTTTTAAGTGCTTCCACTATTCCTCCTCGTTTTTCTTGTTGTCTTTCTTGTTAGGCATAACTTCTTTTAAGAAGTTTTGTATATCCTCATCTGTAAGAGACATGTCCATATTACTTGGGTGTCTCATATCAGTAGGGTCTGCATCTTTGTAGCCTTCTATGATAGAGGCTATAGATTGTGGATAACCAAGGGCTATCATCTGTGGTTCCTCATGTTCTACAACTTGTTTGTACATCATAGAAAAGGTTTTACCATCACTCATCATCATGCTCATTACAACCTGCATAATAAACAAACACACTTCGTACGTGTTTCCACTATCAATACCTTCGTCCTCCATAAGATGACTGACATGTTCTAGTATTTGATTATCAGCTGGGGTACGTTTATCACGTACATCCTTGATAACCTGAGACATGAAAGCAGTAACACCAAAGGCAAAGTCTTTCATACGTCTCTGCCATATGTAATCCTCTATGAATTTCATGGCACCGATAGTATCTTGTGCTCCTACATGAAAACGTCTGTTGTCTTTATTACCTACAGCTTTACCATCTTCATCTTTGTCAGGGTCATAGAATATACCTACACCGAATAGGTCTAACTCTGTCATAGCTAGTCTATTACCTATACTTTCTAGTCCCCACTCCTCTGCCTTCTTCATCTTTGCGTCCATCATACGAGCAAATTGTTCGTACTCTTCTGGGTTGTCTTTCATAAAATCGCCAAAGTCTCCCATTACTTACTATCCTCCTGTTCTTTATTAAGGGTCATTCCTTCTGAACAACCACAGCTACAATACTCATACGTGTCGTATTCAGTCTTGTAGTTTTGTTCTACGTTAGTCATGCAATCACTACACATGGCTCTACTACCACACCATATTGCTATGGGTAATAGAATATCTAGTGAGTTGTTACACATATCACATATCCAAAGGTCATCAGGTACTGTTGTACTATTGTCAATCACTACCCAACCATTAGCTTCACTCTCCTCTATCCAAGAAGGGTCGTTCTGTATCTTTAGGATTTGTCTGTGCTTTATTGCATCGCCTACCCATGTCCAATGATTAGGCTCTACGTACTCTTCTTCTTTAATAGCTTCCACTATTCCTCCTTCTCAATGAATGGTGATACAGCATAGATACTAGGTCTATGAGCAGTAAGTTTGTATTCATCTTTGCCGTCTACTAGGCATACAATCTTATCAACCTCTGCTACTGCTTCATCTACTGATACGTCACTATCAAATAAGAAATCAACAGTCAGTATGTTCTCATCTCTCTTCATGTTCTCATCTACATACACGTAGATGTCATCTTTACTAGACACTATCTAACCTCCTTTTACTATTTTGTTTCTTGATAGTCTGATAACCACAAGTAAAGCACTGCACTATCACATGCACACTGCTCTTAACGTTGCTATGTATTGCTAACTCTGTGTAGTTATCTTGTCTACAATTATCGCACTCCATATTATTCCTTCCATAAATAGGTAAACCCTAGCCTTCGGTCATTACAAACAGGGACGTCATAATTCCTACAGACTAGGGCTTCACCATACGTACAAGTATCGTATTGTTTGATACTTACTATCTCCCCAGATAGCTTGTAACACACTATTAGTTATTTCCACAATGATAGGATTCCAACCTATAAGGCGACCCAGTGTTTTTCTTAGTATCGTTAACTAAGCACTCTCGCTAACTCGCAATTTCTATGGCTTTACGTTCTTATAATGTGTTACAAGCTACCCCCTACCTGCAACGAAAGGGTAACGAACAGGTAGGGATAAGTTGTTGGTAGCTAATTAATATTTACAGTCATAACATACTGCAATTCTTTTCTTGTGTTTTCTTTTCTTAACAGTAACGAGCATAGTATATAGCTTGTCTTGTAAGCCTATACTCATACCACAAAAACCACAGGTATCATAAGTGATTTCTCTCTTAGGTATAGATATAGTAGCGTTCTCCTCCATATCCTCCTGCCGTTGCATGCTCTCATTAGCACGAATTTCTGCTAATAATACCAGACCTTCTTTGATACCTGTAGTATCTTTGACTGGTATGGTAGGGTTTTCTAACTCCCTACAATCCCTGCATATATAGCCACGAACTAAGTTCTTGCTACAGTACTTGCATACTGAAGTCGTAGGCATAGCATTAGGTACAGGGTATTTATATTCTTTGATACCATTAAGGTCAGGTATCTCTGTATGTATTACAGCTTTCTCTACTGCATCATAAGTTCTCTTGAACTTAGGTACAGAAGGTTTTTTATTATGTTTCATTACGCACCTTTCATATTCTATATAGTCGTGTCAAAACAAAATCTTGAATTGACTTGAACAAAATCTAACATTTTGCCCTAGGCGACATAGGGTCTTATAGACCAGGAGAATTTGACAACCCCTATGCATTGACTCCCTTGACCTGCGTATGATATATATTTAAATATATATCTGGAAAAAAAAATAATATTTATTTTACTACGTGCACGTAGATTGTAATATTACTACCACTATATGTAGTAGTAGTATAGAGAGAGAGAGATAGTATAGAGTAGATTAATGTATGTATAAATGCATATGTATATGCATATTAATAATTATATATGATGATGATGTGTTGATATAGGAACTGATTATGGTGTGTAAGACTACACGACTTGGATACTAAGATAAAAAAAAAGTTAAACTCCCCTAATGAAAGGGGAGAATAACTAGGGCAATTATGAAATGTAGTCCTGAGGTTTACCTTTAAACCCAGCATTCATATAAGCTTTAGCTTCCTGTAGAGTAGGAACTTCTTTAGGGAAACGTTCTGCTATCGCATTAGTTCCTATTTCCTTGATAAAAGTTTCACTCATAGTGCCACTTTTAGTTGGCTTGAACGCCTTACGATTTAGAATTTTGGGATACTGTTTACACAATTCCTGAAGCTGAACGACTGCTTCATATTGTTTTAATATCCCTAAATTCTTAAATTCTCCATTAGATTTGACACTAGCTATCATGTACCTAGTTTTACCTAATCCTTCTGGGGAGAATTTGAACGAAGGAGTACCACGTAATTTGACTAATACCATATTATTGGGTAGCCATTTCTTAGATGATTTATATATGTTTTGGATAATATCCTCATCTTTAAGATAATATCTCTGTTTTAGTGCTTGTACCAATTTACACCTACTTTCTATTATTATTTATATAACTATTTATTATATATAGTACTCTTACGCAATTAACATGTTAAGTCAAGTCAAACCGCCTATTAGTAATACTTATTGAGTGTGTGTGAGTGTATATTATTTTATAGTATTACTTTAGGAATTTGACTTTACTAATCTGTTATGAAGCGTCTGGAGTACTATATATATAATCACACAGTACTAACAAAGAATAACAACAAAGAAACACACAAAACATACTAATAGCGGTGGTGGCTGGGTTGTGGCTGTTAGAGTATTGATTTTGTGTGTTTGTTTTTATGTTATTGTTTCTGTAGTACGTAGAGGAGTAAGTAATGGAATTATCTATGGTGTTTAACAGAAGGTATGGTTATAGAGGAAAGATAGGACATATTAGCAAAGAACCTACTATATGTAGTGTAGATGAGAGAGAAGTAGTATATAGTACATAGTTAACACTTGCACCGTACGTAGCGTTATGCATGTGTGTTGAGAGGGGGGATTTAACCTGACACCCCCTATATATCATTACGTAAGTAGAGAAAAAATTGCTGGTAATTGTTTGGAAAAAGAACTGTGGTATAGATTGATTACAGGCATTGTAGAACAATCAAGAAGGTATAGATTGGTAACCTACACCACCGTTCCTATTGTCCTATATTAACACACTACTGCTAGTAAAGGTAAGAAAAAAGAATGTTTTTTTATAGTACGCTTGAGGTGCGTTGTAGACGCAACGAACCCTGTGTCACTCCCTCCCAACGCAGTAAATAAGTTTAGTGAATTTTTGTTTGACTTGACTATTTATAAATATGTGAAGTAATAGCCTTTAACGCTAGTTAACACCGTGTAGCTAATCGGCTTGAGTTTTGCCTATAATCTTACAACTTATGTCTGAAAGCTACTAAATTGTAATGCCTATGTTTATAACCTTAGCTATAGTAAAATTATAATCAAGTTAAAGAAGGAAAAAATATGTTTGATTTTAAAGAACAGTTACAGGTAGGCAAAAAAGGTGAACATTTAGTTAAGTTATTTTATGACACACAACAAGATGATGGTAAAAGAAAATTCATTGTAAAGGACGCTAGACCTGACGAACAGCTTAAAGGTGCAGACCTTATGGTAATTAGCAACGAACTAGGTGTACGCTATGTTGAAGTTAAAACAGATACACAATCTAAAGACACAGGTAACGTAGCTCTAGAGATACAGATAGTACAGGACAACGGCAGCAAACAGATAGGGTGTCAATTTAAAACATTTGCAGACTTTATGTTCTACTGGATTTATCCGACCAACGAACTTCTTTACTGGCAACCTGAAGCGATGATACCCTACATTGTAGACTGGATAATGGAAGGTAAGTACAAAATTATAGAAGCTGAGAATAAAAATTTTTTTTCACGCAATCTTATCGTACCTATTAAGGACCTGGTCGCGACTGGGCTCGTAAAGACGTTAGACGTTTCTTATCACTTGTTGGAGGAAGTAGAGGCTAATCAACTATAATAAAATAATGAAAAACAAATTGTTGTGTACGTCTTGTAATAAAGATTATGAGATAACACCAAATTATAAGAAATGTGTTAATCTAGGATGTATAAAATATAATATAAAAATTAGGAGATAATATGCCAATAGGAAAAAAAGGTAAGAAAAAAAGATACGGTACTGGCAGAAAACCCAAAAAATAATGGCTGCTAAAAAAGGTCTTTATTACAATATGAATAAAAGAAAAAAAGCAGGTACAAGTAGGTCTAAAAAAAATTCTACTATTTCACCTAAAGCTTACGCTAATATGAAAAAAGGTTTTCCAAAAAAGAAAAAGAAGAAATAATGGGAAAAAAAACAAAGATAAAACAAAATATTTTTGATAGTCCACAATCTTTAAAAAAGTGGAGTTTAGAATTGTCAGATGCTTGTGGTAGTGTCATTGTACAAAAGAGACCTAATGTATCACGAATAGATTCTTTAGTAGAAAAATTTGTAGATGATTATAACAGTAATGTAGAACAGGCTCAAGATGGCGATTGAGTATAGAGGTGAAAAATTCTCAGGTTATAACAAACCTAAAGCTACACCTAGTCATGGTTCTAAATCACACGCAGTGTTAGCTAAATCAGGTAGCACAATTAAGTTAATTAGATTTGGACAAAAAGGAGTTAAGGGTAGTCCGAAGGGTTCAAAAAGAAATAAAGCTTTTAGAGCAAGGCATGCTAAGAACATCAAGAAGGGTAAAATGTCGGCTGCATATTGGGCAGCAAAAACTAAATGGTAACTAAAAACATAATATGTATTTCACCAGAATGTGAAAATACGTTACCTCAAAAAGCACGTAAGTATTGTTCTGATACCTGTAAGTGGCGTGAGCAAAAAAGAAAACAACGTTATAAAGAACAGGGTAGAGAGTACGAACCTGAAATAAAAGAATCTAACAAAGGCACAGTTACACAAGTTAGACGTGGTGCTTTATATGATAAGTTTGTAAATGAAGGTTATGCTTTAGATTTAATACAGGGCAGATTAACTAGACAAGAAATAGCAGACGAATTAAAATGTACGTCTTCACATATCAGTAGGCTACTAGGTGCATTCCAAGAAGATTACGCTAAAGATAGGCAAGCTGAAAGCTGGGAGATATCAGATGACGCAGAACAATCTTTAAAAGATTTTGGAGAATTTAGAGACAGATACTTTTTAACTGAAATGGGTATACCTTTTGAAACTGCAGACTTTCATGTTAACTGGATAAAATCTATTAACAAAGCTTTACTAACTGGTGGACAGCAAATGATACTGTCACCACCACGTCATGGTAAAACTGAATTGTTAATACATTTTGTTATTTGGCTTATTATGAGAAACCCTAACATACGTATTATGTGGGTTGGTGGTAACGAAGATATTGCTATGAACTCTGTTATGTCAGTTATGGATACACTAGAGCAAAATGAAAAACTTAAAGAAGATTTTTGTGGTCCAGGAGGAACATTTAAACCAGCAACAAGAGCAGGTAAAATGTGGTCACGTAGTGGATTTACTGTATCAACACGAACAGTAGCTGGTATTAAATCACCAACAATGATAGGTATAGGTCGTGGTGGTAAGATACTTTCTCGTGACTGTGACTTAATTATTGCTGATGACATTGAAGACCACAGTTCTACTATGCAACCAGCGTCAAGAGAAAATACAAAAAACTGGTGGACAACTACATTAGGTTCAAGAAAAGAAGAACATACAGCTATGGTACTTATAGGTTCACGTCAGCATCCTGAAGATTTGTACTCTGCAATTTTAGAGTCAGAAGCATGGGAAACTATAGTAGAAGAAGCACACGATAGCCTTTGTGTTATACCTGAGTTTGAAGAAGAAGACCATGTTGATTGTATGTTGTGGTCAGGTAAGAGAACTTTTAAATGGTTAATAAATAGAAAACGTGATGCTATGACTACAGGTGGTTTAAAGAATTTTGAAATGGTTTATCTTAATAAAGCTTACAGTGACAGTCTTAGATTATTTAATCCTGAACAGATAGAGAAATGTTATGACCCTAATATTGGTTTAGGTCATATACCTAAAGGTGCATATCTAGTAGCAGGACTTGACCCTGCAGCTACAGGGTATCAGGCAGGTTTCTTATGGGCAGTAGAGACAAATGCTTCTCAAATTAAATTAACATTAGTTGACTTAGAGAATCATCAGGGTGGTGGTTTAGATGAAGCTTTTGCTTTAATCAAAATGTGGCACGACAAATATAACTGTTATCACTGGGTTATTGAAGAGAACGGTTTTCAGAAAGCTATAAGACAAGACCAGAGAATAAAAGAATACTGTAATGTGCAAGGCATTAAATTAGAAGGACACGAGACACATAAAAACAAATGGGATGAAAAATTTGGAGTAACTGCATTAGCACCTATGTTTAACGAGCAGATGATAGTACTACCTTTTTATGATGCAGATGCACAAAGCAAATCTATAACGTATACAAAACAATTAGTTTACTTTGCTTCTAAAGGTAAAGGTGGAAAAGGCTACAAATCAGACGTAGTTATGGCAAGTTGGTTTCCTATGAAAGTTATCAGAGCATTAACAAAATTAGTATATTCTGATATAGGAATAGAATACACTCCTAGTTTTGATGGCTATAATAGTGTACAATGGAACGAAACACCTTGGAGTTAAATGAAACCTGACGCAATAATCGAAAGAGCTTCTTATTTAAAACGAATGCATGATGATGCATTAACAGACAGAGCAAGATTTAGAGCTATATTAAATGGTGGTGAAGATGGTATTAAACAGTTATTAGGTCCTGGACTTGATGCTAGTGAGTCACATACAATACCAGCACCTAACCTTATGCTATCTGCTTTAGATAGACTAGCTCAAAAAATTGGTAAAGTTCCAACGTTAGATGTACATATTACTAATGCTAGAGATAGTGTTAGGAATCAAGGTAAGAAAGAAAAAGTAGAAAGAATTTTATCTTCATACGACAGTATGCAAAAATTAGAATTACAATTACCTCAAGTTTCAAGATGGCTTCCTGGTTACGGATTTGCTGTATGGGTTATTACAACAAAATTAGATATGAATGGACATATGTATCCATGTGCAGAATTACGCAACCCTTACGATTGTTTCCCTGGTTATTTTGGAAACACACAGCAACCTGATGAGTTAGCAATTATTCAAAAAGTTCCTATAACAAAACTTATGGAGATGTACCCAGAGCTTAAAGCATATTATAGAGATAAAGATAATGATTCACAATCATATGATGGTTACAATCTAAGAACTTCAGACGATGGTAGTTGGGAAAACTCAGATGAAAACGGAGATGTAATTTTAGAATATATGAACCTAGAGGGTACATATGTTGTACATGTTGCTTCTAAGAAAATAGTAGACTTTGTTCCTAATCCTCTTAAATCAGGTCCATCTTTTGTAGTAGCTAAAAGATTTAGCTTTGACAAAATACAAGGTCAGTTTGACCAAGTAGTTGGACTTATGGCTTCTATGGCAAAGATAAACATTTTATCTGTTATAGCTATGGAGGATGCAGTATTTACAGAAACAAATATAGTTGGAGAAATAGAATCAGGACAATATAGAAAAGGCAGAAATGCTATAAACTATTTAACACCTGGTTCACAAATAGTAAAACCTGTTACTAACTTACCGTATCAGTTATTTGAAGCTGTTGGTAGATTAGAAAGACAATTAAGAGTTGTTGCTGGATATCCAGTTCAAGACGATGCTATCTCACCTAATTCATTTGTAACTGGTAGAGGTCTAGAAGAACTGGAATCTGGTGTAGGAGCTATGGTTACTGAGTATCACACAATACTTGAATATGCTTTACAAGAAATAGATTCTAAAAGATTAGAGTTAGATGAAGTGCTTTTTGGTAACAAAAGAAAACCTTTGACAGGAACTTATAAAGGTGCATCTTTTTCAGAAAACTACACACCATCTACAGATATAGATAAAAACTACAGCACTAGAAGAAAGTATGGTGCTATGGCATCATTCGATGCACCAAATAAAATTATTACAGGACTACAGTTAATGCAAGCTGGAGTTATAGATAAAGAAACTATGCAACAGGAAATGGATGGTTTAGAAAATATAACACACATTAATGAAAGAATTACTAAACAGAAGTCAGAAGAAATTATGGACCAAATGTTAATACAAGCATCTCAGCAAGGTGACAAAACTGCTATGGCTGCTGTTGTAGAAATTTATAATAACCCTAAACAAAAAGGTTCTATATTAGAAAAATACTTTACAGCACAAGGTGAAGAACCAAGTCCACAGGAACAAGCTATGTTACAGCAAGCAATGGCTGGACAACAACAAGGTGGTCCACCAAACTTACAAGCTATGTTAGGAGGCGGTAATGCCCCACCTGTTCGATAGTGATAACGAAAAGTTTGCACAAATAATTGCTAGTAATTTTTCTGACCCAATAGAAGAAGTAATAGAAGAGTATGACCTACCTGAATATGTTAATGCAGAATACACTACACTAGCAGTTACTTATGTTCCTGGTCTAGGAAGAATAGAAATTACATTTCATCCTGATACACATGGGAATACATTTTGAGTAGGAAAAGAAAAGTTGCAGATTATAAAGCTGATGATTATAAAGGACAAGCTAAAGAGTTAGATACTTTAAGAAACTCTGCACCATTAGAACAGATAGAAGAACCTATTGTACCTACACAAGCAAGACAACCTGCACCTAGTAATTTAGGTGGATTTGTACAAGATGTTACTGCTCCTGAACAAGACCCTATGGTTAGTCCGTTAGCAGGTACACAAGATGGATTTAATAGATTTAATGCAGCTCCTGATGCAAATATGATTTTACAAGCTATGTATAAAGTATTGCCTAGCAAGGAGATAGCAGCCTTACTGAAAGACTTGTAATATGGCTGAAATAAGATGGTGGTGGCAATCTCCTGTACAAGATGAAATAGAAGAAACCCAACAAAATTCAAGGATAGACCAAGCTAAAGTAATTCAAGGTATGATTGAGTCTGCACCACAGACTGCTACTAATCTTCAAGGTTTAGTTAGAGAACATTTTTATTTACCCAAAGATGTATTAGTTGGTGCATCCTTAATGAACTTAACAGCACAATCTCCTGAAATAGGAACTATAGTTGAACGATGGCTTGACTCTGAAAAGACTTGGTGGGATAGAGTAAAGTCTGTAGGTAGAGGAACTATAAGAACTGCGTTTACAGCATTTGATTCTGTGCAAGATGAGATAGTTAAAAAACCTGTACTAGCTTATCAAAAATATTTAAACCAAAAAAAATATAGAGACAGTCAAGGAATATTAGGTGCATCACTACAGCTTTTAATTAGTAATGATGCACGTAATGAGCTTGGACAAGTAAGAGATATATTAGGACCTTCTGTAGGTAGAACAGCATTACAGAATTTGTCAGCAGGTAAAAAGGTTAACTTAGGTGAAGGATACTTTCCTAACTCTACATTAGCTGAAGATACAGATGTGTATAAAGAATTAGTAGGTAGAGGTGTAGACCAAGATGAAGCTAAAAAGATAATACAAACCTATTATGGTCAAGACATTACTAACAACGAAAGAGAACGTGACGAAAGTCTTACTATACAAACTAGATTTGGTACAAGTAAGCTAACACCAGCAGCACCATTAACAGCTACTGTATTTGAACCAGGAACAAAAGGTTACGATATTATGTCAGGAATTATTGACGGTGCTTTTACTTTAGTAGCTGACCCATCAATATTAGTTGGTAGTTATCTAAACAAAGCAGGTAAAGCTGTTAGGTCTCTATCACAAGCTGATGTTTTGAAAAGTGCAGGAATTATAGATAATGCTGTACGTAAAACTATACACGTTCCTTCTGCTACAGAATATTTAACTGCTACAAAAGGTGGTAGAAAAATTGTAGAACAAATAGCATTAGCTGATAACTTTGACACTGTTGGTCGTTTGTTAAAAAATCAAGGTGATGCTGCATTACATAAAAATTTAATGAAAGCTAACTCACCACAAGAAGTTACTGATTTATTAATACCAGCAATAGAAACTGCTGTAAAGTTTAAAAGACTAGACCCTAATTCATTAGCACTAAGAGGTTCTGTTTCTAGTGCAGCAGGTAGATTAGTTGGTGGAGAATTTGGAGAAGCAGTAGGATTTATGGGTGCAGTTCGTAAATCACAAGCTGATAGTGCACTAGGTAGAATATTTGCAGAATTTCCTGTACCAAAATTAAATGTTAAAGATTTAAACCAATCCTTTTTTGATTTTAAACAATGGATGAAGTGGGCAAAAGTAGATGATGATGTTGCTGAACCTGCATTGCAGAGACTAGCAGAACTAGCTGAAAATCAAATATTAAATCCTGATGAAGCACAATCATTAAAAAATATGGGAGACGTGTTAGACATTTGGAATGATGTACTTGGTCATATTGGACAAAAGTTTGAAGCTATAGATTTACCTCCACAATTAATGAAAGGTATTAAAAAATGGATGGCAAGCGTAGATGAGACACATAGATACTTTGTTAATGAGTTAGGTGAACTTGAATGGTTCCCTGGTTCTAAGTTTGAACAAATACCTAAGATGATGAAAGAAGAATTTTCTGAAGTATTAACTGATGACGATACAGTTACAGTTATTGAAAAAGTATTAGCAAAATTTAAAGGCGACACAACAGTCGTTACAAAAGAAATAGAAGATATAGTTGCACAGGTTAAAGAGATATCAAACGACCCTACTGCTGTAGAAACTAGAATATTAATAGATGAAGTAATATCTGGATTTTATGAAGGTGCAGAACGTAATGCATTAGATATAGCTGAAGAAATAGGTGTTGCTACAGGTGGTAAAGTTTCTAAAGGATACACTATACCAGATGGTACTTTATCTGACCCTGAGAATGTATTTGACTTATCAGAAAAATATGGACCTTACTTCTTTGAAAAAACTAAAGAAATAGCAGATGGTACAGTTACTGCATTTGTCGATACAGCAGAAGGCTTTAAGTTCTTTAAAGGCAAAGTTACAAATAAAGTTTATAGATATCAAAATACATATTTAAGAGTTAAAGGTGTCACAAGCATACCTATGGATGTATTTACTAATCCACAGAAAGCTACACAGTTAGAAATGGTTTTGTCTAAAACTGGTATGACTAATAAAGAATTGTTTAGCTTAGTGCAGACAGAGAAAAGAGCTTTTAAGTTACTTGATTTTGAAGTGACTAAAGGAGCTAGATACGACAACCAATCACCAAGAATGAGAGAACTTAACTTAGATGATGGTAAAGCTGTAGATGAATTAACTGCACAGAAAGAATATAGCAATCTTAGAGACGAAGCCCTAGGTGGAAGCCAAGAAGAAATAAACGCATTGCCTAAGAAAGAAAGATTACAAGTACAAAATAAAATACAAACTATAGAAGATTCTAAAAAAGTAATGAATACTATTGAAAAAGCTATAGAGAACCTTGACGCACAATTAGCTAGAGTTCAAGCACAGTATGCACCTAATAAAGTAAATAAAGATTGGTACCGTAAAAATTATGGTACTGATGAAATGGAAGATACAGAAATTATTATTGGTTTAAATAAATTAAAAGAGGATGCATTAAATCAAGTTAATAAAGAAATACAAAGAACTACAAGATACAGAAGTAGAGATTTTCGTTCAGGTAAAAAAGGTGAACTAATAGATAAAGAAACTGTACAAGAGTCAGTAGATGATGTAACTAAAGTTTCTTCTGGTCCTTCACTTGGCATAGTTAAACAAAATCTTATTAATGATAGAAAAAGAATTGCACAAAATATTGCTAAATTAGATGGTGAGATATCAGAAGTTGTACCATCTTTTAAGAAAGCTAATGAGATATTAGAAAGCAAAGATGTATATGACCCTGATTATTGGAATAAAGACTGGGGTTCAATAAACCCTAAAGAAGATTTAGCATCTGTTGTAAAAAGAAACATTGAGGAATCTGATGGAACTATTATATTTTATTCAGGTACGACATCTAAAAAGTTAAAATCAATTAAAGGGTATCTAGATAATGCAGACTTAGGAGTACGTGGTACTTTAAAGACAGGTGCATATCAAGGTAACAAACCACACATAGTTATTGATTTATCTAAAACTACTTCAAAGAAACAAATAAAAGAAATGCAAGAGTTTATTTATAGAAATCGTGTAAAGAAATTAAATGTTGTAGGTAGTTCAGATATAGATAATGTACAAAAAGCATTACAAAAAAATATAATGGAAGATTTATTATATTACCAAAGTAAAAATCAAAGAGTAACTTTAGGTAAATTAAAAACTGTATTAGAAGAAAACTTAGAACAGATACGTAAAGTACCTACTGATGAAAGCAGTGATGAAGTAATCAATGCTATTTATGAAGAGTTTACTAAAACAACTTCAGGTAGAAGTCTTAAAACTGTTAATAGACCTAGAGCTACAGCACACTTGTTATCTGAGTATTGGGATGAAGGTTACATACCAATGCCTGATGCTAGATTGTTCCTACGTGTATTTAGACCTATGAGAGATTTACACCTTAGATTAACTGGTAGAAGTAGAAACATAACAGATGAAGCCTACGATAAATTATTATCTAAACCGATTACTGATTTAGCTAAATTAGAAGTAAAAGGTGCAGAAAGAAACATGGCTGAATCTATATCTAGGTTAGTAAGGAAGACAAGAGTAAATGTAAAACTTAATACAGATGGTGATGACATAGCACAAATTACAGATGGTATGGTTTCTTTGATTGGTGATGGATATATGCAGATGCTTTGGAAACCTTCTATCCTATTGCGTCCAGCTTGGGTTACAAGGGTCGTAGGAGAAGAGCAAATTAGAATGTGGGCAGAAGGACTAGACAACGTATTCACACATCCTCTTTCTTCTTTTGCTTGGATATTTGGAAGAAGTCCACAAAGAAATAGACAACTGTTTATGACTCAAAGAGAAAAGAGTAGAGACTGGTTAACAGAAAATTATGGTAGAGGTGGAAAAGATATATTGAATGAGACTATGGAAAAAAGTTTCTTTCATCAAGAAGCTATGTCACAAACAAATAATGGTGTGATGTTAGGTATGGACCCTAGAAGAAGTAGAGGTTTCATAACAAAGAATAAAGAAGCAGCAGGTTTTTACAGTAGCTGGACCTCAGAGTTGTTACAGCTAGCTGATGACCCTATAGCTCCTTTATTAGCAAAAATAAATATAGACCCAGTTAAAAATCCTATTAAGTATAAAGAGTCAGTAGATGCAGTTAAACAATCTTTCTGGAATGGAGACTTATCAAAATGGCGTAAAGCTTATGTTGGTAACTCTACTGATGAAGGTAGATATCTAAAAGATTTAATTAATAAAAACAAAGCTTATTCAGATTCGTACATTGATTCTATAGTTGCACGTATACATCTTAAAACTGGTGGTAAATACGAAGCATACGAGATACTACCTAATGGTACTAAACGATTTATAAATACTTCAGACCCAAATGTTTTAGAGATAAAGAACCCAATAGACTATGTAATTAAAAATGCAGGGGACAAAGAGTTAATAGAACATATCTCTATAAATGCTTTAGATGACCGTGCTGCTAATAAAGTTTCTATCTTTAGTAAGAAAGCTAATGATTATGTAGAAAGAAATTTTAATAGAAACATGACAAGAAGTGAATTTAATTCTTATAGTACTTGGCTTAAAAACTTTAAAGGCGACTTGATAGACAATACCTTTAAGGTTAAAGCTTCAAGATTTGATATGGATGGAGACAGAGTAAGTCAATACAACAGAGTTCTAGAAACATTATTCTCTACTTTAATGGGTGCTTCTACTAATGAGTTGTCAAGGTCGCCTGCATTTAGACAGTACTACTGGAGATTTATAGAAAGTGCATACGCCAATATGGATGAAGTAGCTAGAAGAGAAATTATGAGAGCTGCTAAAAAAAGTATGAAAAGTTTACCTAAAGGTGGTAGTGGTAACAAGTATCTTAAAAATTTAGAAAACATGGGCTTTGCTGACGTTAGTAAACAAATAGGTATAGATGATTTAGAGCAGATAGATACACTAGCTAAAGCTTATTCCTTAAAAGAAACGCAATCATTACTATATGATTTAAACAAGAGACATGCTATCTCTGATATGTTAAGACTTGCTTTTCCTTTCGCAGAAGTTTATTTAGAGATTGCTGGTACGTGGACAAGGCTATTAAAGAATCAGAAAACATTATTCGGTAGAAAACTACAACGAGGTGTTGAAGGTGCAAGAAAGCCTAGCATCTTTGGTGAAGAAGATGATGAAGGCTTCTTTACTACTGACCCACAAAGTGGAGAGGAAATGTATAACGCACCTGGTTTTGGATTAAACAATAGTTTAGATAGACAACTAGGAAATCCTAGTCCAGAAAATTCAATTACTAATCCTATTACAGGTGCTCAAGATATAGATGCTCCTGGCGTTAATGCAAGAATAGAAGGCTATGCAAGCGGATTAAACATGGTAGCTGGTTCAGTAGTACCTGGTCTAGGACCATTAGTATCACTACCTGCATCAGCAGTATTACCTTCTACTAAAGGAATTGACCAAGCGTTGTTTCCTTATGGTAGACCACAGTACTCACCTTTAGACCCAAGTTATTATGTAGAGGCAGCTTTGCCAACTTGGTTAAATAGATTACGTTCTACAAGTGGTAGTGGAAGTCCACAACTACAAAGAGCCTACGCAAACAGAGTTAAAGAAGTACAAAGGGCTATGTTTGTTTCAGGTATTTATGATGACAGTACTCCAGAAGCAGAACAAAAAAGTTTAGAACAAGCACGTAAGTTAGCTAACAATATGTTAAAATACCAAGCGTTTATAGCATTCGTTGCTCCTTCACCTGCTGTAGTTAATTATGAATATGAAGTTGGACCAGATGGTGCAGCATTTTTAGACCCATGGGAAGCTAAAGCAAATGACCCACAACATAAGTTTTTTGCAGATACTTTATTTTCTGACGCATATTATCAAATGTTAGCTGGTGTAGATGGAGACAGAGTTACAGCTACTGCTGAGTTTATAAGGACATTTGGATTTGACCCTAGTGCATTACTTGTTTCTAAATCTAAAAAGATACAAGCAACAGCTTATACAACAGAAGGTGGATATTTTTATAAAGCAAACAAAGAGATTATGGACAAGTATCCTGACATATCTTATTACTTATTCCCTGACAGTCCTTTGGGTGAGTTTGATTATCAACAATGGGCTGATGCTTTTACAGAGGGAAGAAGAGTAGATTTAACTGACGTTGAATTTAAACGTTCTATAAGACAGGCACAAGGTTCTTTAGCTTATGAAAATGCTAGAAGATTACTTTTAGATACTAATGTTTATGCATCTGTACCAATGGATAAAAAATTTGAACAGCTGTATTTAACTAAATTAGATTTACAAAAGAAATTTGTTGGTTATGGAACTACATCATCAGTAGCTAAGTCAATGGATATAGATTCTAAGATAGCACAGTTTCAAGCTTTGTTAGCAAATGAAAGTGGTAAAACAGTTAAGATGCCTGATGGTAGCCAAGTTGCTATAGAGAACTTACCTTCTATTCAAGGTGCAATGAAATATTTAATAGCTAGACAAAATGTACTGCAATCTATACGTTCACAGTTTGGAGCTAATGCTAGTTTAAGTAGGTCAGAAGCTGCAGAAGCAAGACAGTATTTAAGTACATTATCTAAACAACTTATGATGCAACACCCTGACTTCTACTATTTGTGGTATGATATTTTTAGATTAGAAATAGAGGAAGAAAACCTCGGAGGAGTATTCAGTGGCTGAAGAATTAACGCCTGAACAACAAAAAGCTTTAGAAGATGTTTTAAATAACAGAAAAAATATACCTTATGTAGAAGTTAAAGGTAACCTTTTAGATATATTTAGAGATAAAAACTTTCAAAATAAAAATGTTAACGAAGAACAACTAAAAAGATTTTGGGAAATATTTGGTTGGGTACCTAATGTTGTGTGGGGTGGAATTATTGGTAACACAATAAAGAATGTATCAGGGGTTGCAACAACTTCATATAGTGAAGAGGATTTGCCAACTAGAAAAGAAGACATTGGTATGAGTTATGCACAGTACACAAACATGATATCTTACTCTTTAGGTAGAGAGTGGGACAATTTAGAACCAGAAGTACAAGAAGGATTCAATTATATCTATGAGATAACCCCACCAGAAGATTTAAGAAAGATAGCTGTAGCTGCAGGAGACCATCACGATTTACTTATAGAAGCAGTACTCCAGGGTAAGAACCCTGCAGATATTAGAGTTAGTTTTGAAGATGCGAACATAGAAGTCCTGAACACTTACTCTGAAGAATCAGACTTAGCACGTAAAGCTTATTATGAGAAACAAGCTAGAGAAGATGCTTACAAAGAATCTGCATTTATGTTATACGATAAAGACAATGCTGAAAGTTTATTGCTTGAATTAGAATCAGGGAAAATAGATAAAACAGAATACTTAAAACGTTTGGACATTATGTTAGAAAAAAATAACATAGACCCTGCAGATTTTTTACAGAACCTAAAAGGTCAAGAGGTAGGTTCTGTGACTGGACCAGTAGCTATTGAAGATACTTATTTAAGCAGCGTAGCAATGGGTCTTACTGGTGGAGAATACTACGGTATTGCAGGTGAGGTTATTCCAGAAGTTTACGGAGAAGGTGAAGAACCTTTATACGAATATGGATTAGGCAGACAGTTGTTTGCTAATGCTAGTCCTGAAGAAATTATGGAAGTACAATTATTGCTAGTAGAATCAGGATTTTTACAACCATTTAGTTTCGTATATGGTGTTCTAGATAATAATGATGGTGGTACTGTACAGGCTATAGAGTCTGCAATGTCACGATTTAATTTAAATGGTGAGACTATATCACAAGAAGATTTATATTCTATATTGTTAACACCAGGTGCAACTGCACAAAACTTAACTGTATTTATTAAAGAGTTCTATAAAGATACTTTAGAAGATTATGGTTATGGTAAAGATAAGTTTGCAGCATCAGAAGGTGCTGGTGTCAATTACCAATCATTGTTTAAATATATAAATCCAAGTCCTTATTCTGTCAAAGCTACTATAGGTAGTGCGATTGAAGAAGGATTAGGTAGACCAGCTAGTGATTACGAATTGTCTGCTTATGCAGATTACATTAGTAAACTTTCTTATGATATACAAAAAGAAAACTTTAAAACAAATGAGAGTAATATACAAGCACAAATAGCTGCTGAAAGACAAAGAGCTCAAGCAGCACAATCAGGCATGCCATACGAAAATGATTTGGAATTGCAAGGAACAGTTTCACAAGAACAAATGGGTGCTGTTATTGGTCAAGAATTTGATGAGTTCGTAAAGGATAAGTATGGAGATATGTTACAAGGTCAAAGGGATACAGCTCTTTATAATAATACTTTTGTTAATCTTCTTACCAACATCGGTAATATTGGCAGATACGTTAGAGGAAAGTAACATGTACAATGCTACTAAACTTTATTACCTCTTACTAGGAGCTACTTATTACTTAGAAAATAATGCTGGTATGGAGATGCAGAGTAATGAATTAAATAAAAACCCTAGAGTTATTGAAGACATGCATTTTATGATTGGGTTAGCTTTTGCTGAACATAGAACTGGTGACAATGAAACTGATGGTATAGCAAAAAATGTTAGAGGAGCTAAAAATAATAATGGAACTTATGACCACGGACTTTGGCAAATAAATTTAAACCAAGCTAACTATACATACCTTACTTCACAACAACCTAGTAATGGAGTAAACTCTAATATCCCTATGTTTAAAGGACTTAGTAAAAGAGAGTTAAAAGATTTATTATATGAACCTGGTGCAAATGCCATAGCAGCTTTAGCTATAGTACAACTAACTGCTGGTGGTGATAAGTACAGTGGTATAAATAATTGGTCTACAGGAAAACTTGTAACTCCTAATAGTGCTTATTATTCTGAAGCAAAAAAAGATTTAACAAATCATTTAGGAGCTACTGAATGGGTTAATGCAAGAATAGATAAAAAGATTACTGAATCTTTTCAAGCGATTCCTACATTTCAACCACCAGTTACTCCACCAGATAATGATACTGAGTTTATTAACAATGAAACAAACAGAATAACAGGGAATGATGACTACAGTAATCTTAATTTTATAGATACTGCTGTAGCTAAGACAATACAAAAAGGTTATGACGCTTTTCAAACAACAAAGGGATATTTTAATAAAGTAAAAGAAAAATTAAACGAGCCTTTTATAGGGGATGCTTTATTAAAACAAATAGATTTTATGGAAAGTAAATACAATGAACGATGAGCAAATGGCTGAGTTAATTAAATTACAAGTACTTATAGCTAAAGGTCGTAAAGCAATTAAAAAAGTAAAATCAAACAATGGAAAGTAAAGAAGAACTTTTAGCAAAGTTAGAAATACTAGAAGAGCAACTTGCCGCTATAACTCAATCTGGTCAACAACCTGATATTGCTCAGCTTGCAAAAATAGAAAAAGAATTAACTGCAATCAAAGAGGAACTTCAGATAGTTGATAATTTAGAAACCTCAGCTGCAGATGCTTTAACTTTACCAGATGATGAGGGCTATGAAAATAGAGGTGTCAGTTTTGAATTAAGTAATGATGTAGCTGATTTAGAATATCTACTAGCACAGAAATACAGCGACTTTATAGCTGATGACCCAAGAGATACAGTACCTTTTGCTCAAATGTCTGAAGGAAACCCACCTTTTGAGCTGACATTAATTAATGATACATTTTTATATGTTGACTTATTAACTGTTAAACCTGAGATGCAAGGACAAGGCGGAGCTTCTCAGATAATGATAGAGATAA